GGATCTACGAAACTGTTCTTGTTGGACTCCACAGACCTGAGCATGGATGATGTGTCGGGTACGACTTACACGACAACAGAGAACTGGAAGTTTACCCAGTTTGGAAGCTATGTTATCGCGGCTAATGGTGCAAATACGCTCCAGTATTACGACATGAGCGCAAGTACCATGTTTGCGGATCTGGACGCTTCTGCACCTATAGCCAAGTTTGTAACAGTCGTCCGAGACTTTGTTGTGGCAGGTAATACTGGAACCGCAACGAATGAGGTTATCTGGTCGGGCATTAACAACCCGAATACTTGGGCTTCTTCTGCGGTGACCCAGTCGGACTCCCAGACAATCCCTGATGGCGGGGAAATCCGTGGGATTACAGGCGGTGAGTTTGGCCTCGTACTGTTAGAGCGCAGCATCCAGAGGATGTCCTATGTTGGGACACCTCTTGTATTCCAGTTCGACAACATCTCTAGAAATCTAGGCTGTTACGAGTCTCAGTCCGTTATCCAATGGCAGGGTATTACCTACTTCTTATCTGATGACGGGTTTTACGCTTGTAACGGTGAGCAGGTTGTAGGGATTGGTGCGGAGAAGGTGGATCGTTTCTTCTTTAACACTATAAACGAGTCCAGCCTGTCCACCATGTCTGCGGCTGTAGACCCTATCAAGAATCTGATTGTCTGGGGTTATCCGAGCATTGATGAGACCTACTTTTTGCTTATGTACCATGTCCCGACTAAGCGGTGGAGCTACGCAGAGACAACTGTAGACAGGGTTTCCTCTTTCAGCACACCTGGTGTGACACTAGAGGGATTGGACACCTACAACGCCTCTATAGACGCGCTAGGAATCTCTCTGGATTCTAGGCAATGGATCGGTGGCAAGATGGTCTTTGGCGGCACTCGTGGCCCTGCTGTGGTCTCGTTTACGGGTGATCCTAAGACAGCCAGTCTGGTTACAAACGAAATAAACGCAGACAACAATACGACTATGGTTACGCTTGCCAAACCGATTGTAGATGGTGGCTCTGCGAGTGTTTCTGTGGCTTCTCGATTTCTGTTATCTGATACGCCCAACTTTAATACAGCAGTTGCGGCAGATTCTGACAATAGGGTTGGAATTAGGTCGGTAGGCAGGTATCATAGGCTTCGGGTTATTCCCTCTGGAAGTTGGACAACTGCGATAGGTGTGGACATAGATATTCAGCCTGCGGGGATGCGATAAATGTTCCGTAGACTGCCTCCACAAGGCGGGTCTCCCAGAGAGGTTGCGGAGATCCTGAATTTCGTCATCAACGGCAAGACGAATAACACAGGCACGATTACGCTTAATACGGGAAACGCTACAACCACATCTCTTGTGGACGAGCGTATATCTCCTGATACCAAGATTGTGATATTGCCCTTCTCGGATGCGGCAGAAGCAGATGCCTCGCCTTTTGGGGAGTTCTCTAACAACAACGGTCAGACAGCACCTTCCACAGGAACCTCTGCGGTTGTGGAGTGGGACTCTACAGACAAGTCCTCTGGTGTTTACTTAAGCAATACCACGCGGGTAAACATCCGCAACGCAGGAACCTATTCTGTCCAGTATGGCTTGCAGTTAACCAATGCCGCAAACGATGGGCAGTACGCAGACATCTGGTTGAAGAAGAACGGAAGTCTGGTGGACAACACAGGCAAAAGGTATTACCTGCCAGCAAGAAAGTCTGCCTCTGAGCCAGCCCATGTGGTTGCCGCTTACGAAACGCTGATTACGCTTGCGGCTGGAGACTACTTGGAAGTTGCTGGTTCTGTGAGTTCTATAGATGTGACTTTGGAATACTTTGCGGCAGATGCGGGGATTCCAAGACCTGCCATCCCTGCGGCTTCTGTTGTAGTAAAACTAATCTCTCCGCTTGCGTACTCCAATATCTATGTGAGTTCGCAAACGAATGGATCTGCGGTTATATCGCATTACGCCAATGACACGGCAAACAAAACTTACGCTTACATCTTAGTGGGATAAAACTATGGCTGAACCAATGACATACCAATTTGGTGATTATGACCTTCCTCCTTTGCGTGGATCTGCTGGCGGTGAGTCTCGTATAGACCCACGCTTACAGCCATACTTAGAGCTTGGCCTGCAACGGGCAGAGCAACTCTTTTTCGGGCCTGGGCCACAGTTTTTTCCTGGGCAAACCTATGTCTCCCCATCCAAGCAGACGCTTGAGGCTCTTAGCCAACAAGAGAAACTTGCTAGGGGCGCACAGCCAACATTGGAGGCCTCTCAGAAGGCTTATTTAAGCAGTCTGAACCAGCTTGGTCAGACGGCAGGTGGGGCATTTCTTTCTGGGTCTCCGCAGTTAGAAGAGGTGATTGGCAGGGCTACGCGACCTATTACAGAGCGTCTTACAGAGCAAACATTGCCAGGAATTGCGTCTGGCTTCTCTGCTGCTGGTCGCTATGGTTCTGGTGCTATGGAGAGAGCTACAAGCGGTGCTACAGAGGCCGCAAGTAAAGCAATAGGTGATGTTGCCTCTAATATCGCTTACGGTGACTACGCAAGAGAGCGTGGCTACCAGCAACAGGCTATAGGCGCACAATTACAGGCCGCTGGCATGGCCCCTCAGTTTTACTCACAGCAGTTCCTGCCCTCACAGCAGTTGGGGCAGATTGGTGCGGCTAGGGAGGCGCTTGCACAACTGCCTCTACAAGAAGAAATGGCTCGTTATCAGTTTGAGCAGAGAGTTCCTTACGAGCAACTTGGCGGCTTTCTGTCTTCTGTTTACGGTACGCCTTTAGGTAGCTCTCAATTCCAAGCAATTCCTCAAGCCCAAACAAACAGAGTTGGACAGGCTTTAGGTGGTGGCCTTCTTGGTTCTCAATTAGGCGGCCAGTTTGGTGGATTTGGCGGCTTTAGTGGTGGACAGATTGGCGCAATCCTTGGTGGTGGTCTTGGGTTCTTTGGTTAAGGACTGACATGGCTGCATTAGATCAGGCGGCTTTAGAGGCCAAGCGCAAAGAGTTAGCAGACGCAGGAACGCCATTTATCTCCACGGATAAACTTGGCGATCTTGTTTTTGAAGACGACTCTTTCTATACCGATTACACAATAGACGGGCAGGTTGTAGGTAAGGACTTTGTGTTCTACGACCCGATGATGTCTACGGCAGCTAAAGCAAGCAATCAGGTTGTTAGATACACGGGCGGTGTTGTTCCTGAATATCGTTACACCTTTATCCCTGAGAACATTATCGACAAGGGGTTTAAGACAGACGACAAGCAGTATTACCTCGGGAACATTCTTGCTGGTGACAACCTAGACGCTCTTAGCCAAACAGGTGTCTATGTAGACCTTGCGGGCGTAAAAGACTTTGACAAGCAGTTTAAGGATCAGGGCATCTCTACCAAAGGCTTCTTAATTCCTTACGCAGAGACAGAGCAACGAGACCTCTTTTCCAACATCAAGAACTACGATATTGGCAAAGCCTCAGAGGACAACACGATCAAGTGGGGCGAAATTAAAGGTCTTAGCAAGTCTGGGGATCAGTATATTTACGCCACAGACGCAACCCCAATAGGCGGTGTAGACAAGGCAAGCGGTTATATCAATGCCGAGGGTTTACAGGGTAACTGGTACAAGAAGCCTAGTGGCGGTGGCTTTCTAGGTGATCTTGGTAGGGCTATAGCAGATGTTCCTTTTGGTGCGGAGTTGCTTGGTTTGGCTGCTGGCCCTATCTATGGCCCCTATGTATATGGCGCAGCATCAGGCTTGCGTGGTGGTGCTACAGGCCAAGACCCTCTTAAGGTTGGATTGCAGACAGGATTGACTGCTGGCATAGCTTCATCTTTAGGTGGTGCTGGAGCAGAGCCTTCAGGCGTTGATTACTCGCTTACTGGCGGTGGCGCAGATGTAGGTGGCGTTGGCTTTCAACCAACAGGCACAGAAGGGTTTCAAGCTGCGGCAGCAGACCTCGCACCCCAGTTAGGATCAAACCTGCTTAATGTTGGCGCAGGAATGGGCGCGGTCGATTACAGTCTTTTAGGTGGAACAACGCCAGCACAACTGGGAACAATAGGCGAGACAGGTTTGTTGCCTAGTGCCACAGGAGAGGGCTTGCAGTTGCCCACCACTCCTGCATTTCCAGCTTTAGGTGGTGGACAG